AATGCAGAACATCATTCTAGCAATGCCACGTAAGTATCGTGCAGTTAAGTCGAACCTAAAGTTCTACGCTGGTACAGATGCTTTCCAGGGTATCGTTTCAAATAACGGTACACTAGGCGATGCAATCGCAGAAGCATTTGCTGGTCGCCCAGCAGGTACACCTGCAAACCGTCAAGATTACCTTGATGGAAACGCACAGACAATTGGTAATGCACGTACAACTCGTGTATTAGGAATTGATGTAATGGAAGTTCCTTACTACCCAGATGGTTTCGTCGACTTGACATTCCCATCAAACCGTGTATGGGGATTCCAGCGTGATATTACTGTAAACCGTGAATACAAGCCAAAGAAGGATACAATTGAATACACAGTATTCGTCCGCTTTGGTGTTCAATGGGAAGAACTAGATGCAGTTGCCTACGGCGATGCAGATAACGTTTCTGAGTAATACTCATAAATAATTGAATGAGGAGGGCGGTGTAACAACTGCCCTCCTTCTTCACATTCTGGTATAATAACATAGGAGGATATAATTATGACAATTGAAGAATTAGTTGGAAAGACAGTTTTTGAGTTAAAGTCCTATGCCAAAAAGAATAATATTAATTTAGACGGAGCCACAACAAAATTACAGATCTTAGAAACAATAGGAAGTTTTATTCCAGACCCAAATAAAGAAATTATTGAACCAAGCAAAACAAGTGAAAAAGTTGCAATATACTCAAGTAAAAATTTACATTGGTTAAAAGTTGGCCAACTAAAACCAGGCTATAATATTGTAACTAAAGAAGCATCAGAAAAATGGCTAACACGTAAGCAGGTACGCCTTGCGACACCTGAAGAATTAGCGAGTTATTACGGTAAATAATGGAAATACTACGTAAGCCACCATACCCATTGTCTGTATCTTATACAGTACCAGAACCAGATACAGAATATATCCTTGTAATTGATGACCTTTTAGAGCAGGTAGAATCAGAGATAGTTCTTGAGTCAGATGAAAACTCTAGAATTACCTATGAACTTACTGGAAACTATGTTCGGTATGACAAGTCATATCCAGTTACTGTTTATGAAAGTGTCACGGTATCGGGAGTTGAAAATACTCGTGGAGACATAGTAGTAGAAGATAATCTAGATATAACAAGACCGTATGTGGATCCAGCAAGTTTAGGGACAACCCCTACTGAGATAGCGGAATATACAGAGCATGAAAAACTTGCAAGAGCAATTATTGATGCATTTACTGGTGGATTTTATTATAATAGAACTTACTTAGAGGTTGTTGGTCAGGGAACTGACTATGTACCGCTTTGGGATAAAACACATAAGATTTTAACTGTACACGAAAATGCAGAATTAGTTTATGACTCATCGGAAACTCCAAACATCCTTGGAGTATTTAACTATTTAATAACTAAAGATAAGAGCGCAATAACAAAAGATCCTGTTGAACTAACAGATGCATTAAACCGTGCAGAAAGAAAACCAGCAAGAATTCCTTTAGCATACTCTGACTCAATCTCTATGTTTGATACAGAGGATAGTGGAAACGTTCAAACTGTTAGTTCTGGTGTTGGATTTGCAGAAGGAACTGATTATATCTTCTTGCTAGAAACTGGATACAAGGTTGTTCCTTATGATATTCAGGACGCAGCAAAAATGTTAATTAATGATATTAAGTGTGGAAAACTAGATTATTACAAGAGATACGTCAAGATGTATAGCACTGAACAGTTTAAAATTGAATATGATAAGAGACTTATTGACGGAACTGGAAATATCTTAGTAGATAAGATTTTAGATAAATACGTAGACAATCTCCCTAAGCCTTGGGTGTTGTAATGGATCTATGTGAAGAGACAGACTTCATGTATCCAATGAAGGCAGATGTTTACTATCCAATAGTTGAACAGGGTGCTTATGGAAATGTTAAAAAGACTTGGATCTTCAATAAGACAGTAGTTTGTAATTTTTCAAAAGATGGCACGGTAGATGAAGAAGTAAAAACAAATGTAAACATAACATTAAAGAAAGTCTTAGTAGGAAGAACAAAGAAGGACATTCGTTTTTCTGAAGAAAATGTAGGAGATGCAATAACAAATGTTATTGTTACAAACATTAGAACAAAAAATGATGTCCCCTTATACGTAGAAACCTCTGGAACAAGGGCTGGAAAGTCAACAATATATGAGATTGAGTCTCAGTCACCAATCATAGGACCATTTGGAGATCCAGAGTATTTTGCATTAGTGGTACGCCGTTCAGAGAATCAGGCATCAGATATCTAATGAGACTAGCAATTAATAGCAAGCAGTTTAGAAAAGATATGGACAATATCATTGAATACTCTTTTGGCTACCTAGATGGAGTTCAAATTGGAAAAGTTGAGTTCTTTCATAATCTTGGTTTAAACATTTCAGAAATGTTGCAAAAATATATTGACTCAAATGCAAGGGTAAATCCACAAGCACTAAACCATATATATGAATGGTATCAAGTGGGAAGTCCAAACGCAAGACTATATGACATAAAACACACAGTAAGCAATAATGGACTAACATTTATAACAAACTTTAAACAATCATCATCACTCAAAGATGGATCAAATGTACCTTTCTATGAAAAGGCAAGAATAATGGAAGAGGGAATACCAGTAACGATTACACCAAGAAATTCTGATGTGCTTGTATTTGAAGAAGGCGGAGAAACAGTATTTACTAGAAATAGTGTGAATGTAGATAATCCTGGCGGAGACGCAACAACAGGAGCATTTGAAAAAGTAATTGATTCCTTCTTTACAAAGTATTTTACACAAGCATTTTTAAGATCAAGCGGTATATCACAATACTTAGAAAACCCTATATTATATAAAAAGAACCTTACATCAGGAAAGAAATCTGGAAGATCAAAGGGAAGAGATGTAGGATATAGATGGATAGCAAATGCGGGGTTACTAAATGGCTAATACAGATTTATTAAATACTCCATTGTTATGGATTAATAAGTACTTACAATCAAAACTAAGTGAGAGCCTAGGATATGTAACCCCGTTTTTTCCACCTTCACCATTTAATCTTGACGACCTTACAGAAAAGTGGATGATACTAAATAATGTCAATACACCAGTAAGCAACGGTGTTGCCTGTACATGGGATAGACTTATCAAGATGCAGAAGAACAAGTTTCCACACATAAAAAATGAACAGATATTATATTATTTTTATGGACTTGGAGAAGACTCAATCCCAACCATGATTCAAACACAGGAGGCTGTCTTGAGGCTTCTTGACCGTGGAGATGAGTCTGCTGAAGAGTTAAATGCCTGGTGTGCCAACCGAAAAGTACAGTTAGACGATGGAACTACCGTAGACAACATGTTCCTATTCCATAGTTTTAAGGTATACCAACTAGAAGAAACCAGAGACATTATTGACTTTGGAACAGCCCGCACCTATGGCGGTAACAAGATAATCATTGACTTTGAGTACCACCAGGCACCAGGACCGATAACCCCAGGTTTGTCAAATCAAGATCAGATGCTATATTCTGACTGGACTCCAGAGGCAAGACTCTCTGATGCAAACAAAATAGTTATATAAAACAATGTTATAATTGAGGCTGAGGAAACAAATCACGCCAAAACAACTTAATATCTATTTTAAGGAAGAGGTGAATAAATGGCATATAGTCGTGGAAGTTCTACCAACATTATCGTTGGAGCAGCAGCGCTTTTCGTTGCAGACACAACCCTAACTCCAGGCACACTGGAGCCATTTGTAAACGGCGAATCATACAAGGAAACTTTGTCTGATGAGGCTGCTTATACAAACGTAGGTTATACCATGAACGGTCTTGAAATGCAGTTCCAACCAGACTTCGGTGAAGTCCAGGTAGACCAGATTCTTGACGTTGCTAAACTTTACAAGCAGGGAATGCAGGTTAACCTTGCAACTGCTTTTGCTGAGGCTACACTAGAGAACTTGCTTCTCTCATTGGCAGCAAACGAAGATGATCTATCTGGAAATAAGTCAACATCAGCAGGAAGAACATTGAATCTTTCTGCAGGTGATATTGGTGAGTGCCCAGTAGAACGTGCTATCGTTGCAGTTGGACCAGGAACAGGTGATTGTGCAGATTCTCCATACATTGAGCGAGTCTACACAGCATACCGTGCTTTGTCTATTGAAAACGTAACAGTATCAGCAAAGCGTGATGAGGCTTCAATGTTTGAAGTATCATTCCGTTTGCTACCAGAAGACGCTTCTGGCTCATACGGTAAGATCGTTGACCGTACTTGGGACTCAAGTTCAATCTAATATAAATTAACAACTAGCCCATCTCCTTAATTGGGGGTGGGCTTTTTGTTTGTGGTAAAATTGATAAGATGGCAACAAGAATATATAAGTCAGACATTATTACATTAATAGATGGCGAACAAATAGAGATTTATCCCTTAAAAATTAAATATCTTAGGGAGTTTATGGAGGCATTCCATTTAATTAAAGATGCTAAAAATGATCTTGAATCAATATCCTATTTGTCAGAGTGTGCAAGAATTGCTATGAAACAATATAAGCCAGAAATTTCTAAAACACTTGAAGATCTTGAAGATAATGTTGACCTTCCAACAATTTATAAGATAATTAATATTGGCGGGGGTATAAGTGTGAACGGTGAGATAGACGAACCAGTAAAAGAACAAGCACTAAAGAGTGAGTCCTCTGGAAGCGGATGGGATGAGTTAGATTTAGCAAAATTAGAGTCTGAGATATTTTTGCTGGGTATATGGAAAGATTATCAAGAATTAGAACTAAACATGTCAATGCCAGAGTTAGTTACAACAATTGGATCTATTAGAGATTTAGATTATCAAGAAAAGAAATTCCTTGCAGCAATTCAAGGGGTAGATTTAGATGGTGCAACAAATCAAGATAAAGGTCAAAAGGAGTGGGAAGACATGAAGGCTAGGGTATTTAGTAAAGGTCAAACCAGCGATAGCAATGACGTATTGTCTTTACAGGGTGCTACTGCACAAAAGGTAGGGTTTGGAATAGGCATGGGTCTTGATTACGAAGACCTAACAAAATAGCCCTTTTATGCTATAATTGAGGTAACTTACTGAGAGGAAGTTATGACTACAACAGTTCATGAAGAAAAAATAATTACCCTGATTGATGGAACAAAGATCAAGGTAAGACCTCTCAAGATCTCACTTTTACGTAAATTTATGAAGAAGTTTGAGGGCTTGGGGGCAGTCCAAAATGATAACGATAAGTCTATGACACTTTTAATTGAGTGCGTAGCAATCGCTATGGAGCAGTATAAGCCAGAGTTGGGGGAAAGCATTGAGAAACTTGAGGATGTAATTGATCTTCCTACGGTTTATTCAATCATTGAGGCAGCATCTGGAATTAATCTTTCAGATACCG